TTACTTCTCCACTGGTTGTACAGATTGAGACTGTATCTTAACTTGTGAAGTACTTTCATTTATCTGAGCTATAGTTTGTTGCAATTGATTATTTCTTGCTTGCATCAACTGTAACTGCTGTTGCAATTCATTTATTTTCTTATCTTTTTCAATCTCTGGGACTGCTTTATGTCCTAATTGATTTACAGCACTTTGAATACTATCATCAATAACTTTTCTCCATTTACTATCTGGTTTAACCCCAATCAATTCTAATGAATTATATATACCATCTTGTGCAGATTTGAATTTTTCCTCATTTGATTGTAAATCTCCTGTATGAGCTAATTGTTCAGCATTTTGGACTTCTTTTTCAGCCCTCTTTTCTATAAAATCAATTATATTCACAACTTTAGAATTTGGAGCTATAGCTTTTGCTGTACTTATTAAATTGTCAGCCTCAGCTAATCCTGTATTAATATTGTCTTCTATATTTTTGTTAAGTTTAATTTTAGGAGCTATATATCCTATAGCTCCGCCAACCATTACACTTACTAAACTAGTTATTATATTTATATCCATAATTATTTACCTCCATTAGCAATAAAATCTAAGACTGCTCTGCAAGTTCCATATTTATCTACACCACTAATTAATTTTGTCAAATAGCTTGTATAATCTTCTTTCTTACAACCAACTCCATAAACATTCTTTACACAACTATAATCAAACTTTTTATCGCTAGAAATTGTAGGACATTGTAGAAAATCAGCCAATATTTCAGCACTATGTTCGTCTGCCCCATAATGATATACAACTATGCTTTCCACTTTTTTAATGCCTCCATTACTTAATAATATATTCTCATTGAAATAATTTAAGTCTACCTTCCCAATAGCACCTAAAATTTGTCCATTCTCTGAGTACTGCCATGAATCTTCTGGATAAGTAGGAGGCTCTTTTCCATAGCTTGCAATCCATAAAGGTACCTCAGGTATATTCCCTTTCAAGTAATCTTTATAGAAATAATAGCCTGTATAAATACCAATGCCATAACCTTGACTTTGTACATATTTAATGAAAGCATTGGCAAAATTTATCGCAACCTGTTTGTCCCATTTATCCTCTATCTCTATATCTAAAAACAAAACTGTGTCACTTTCTAATTCTTTTATAGCATTTAAAAAATGTTGAGCTTCCTCAATTGGATTTCTAGAATTATATTGAGCAAAATGATAAAATCCAATTTTTAGTCCTGCATTTTTAATTTTGGGGTACCTGTAATGTAAGAGCCTGTCAGTATGTCCAGTTCCTTGAGTAGCTTTTTGTATTACTACATCATAATTTTGCTTAATTAAGTTCCAATCAGAAATATTGTCACCTTCGTATATGTCAATTCCATTCAGCATTATAAGACCTCCTTATTTAAATATTCTATCTTTTACCTCTGCCACATCTTTTTTAACATCTTCCAGAATATTAAATTTATCTGTAAGTTTTGAAATTATGTCCTGGTACCTCTCTTCTCTTTCTTCTGCCTTTTTATCACGCTCCTCTTGTTTTTTCAGAATATAAAAAAGCAGCACTACGAATAGCACTGCCCAAAGCCCTTGGTTAACTGCAATTTTAAGTATTTCATTTTCCATATCAAACCTCCTGTTTTTAGGCAAAATAAAAAAGACTATTTCAGCCTTTATGATATAAAAGATTGCTACTGCCCAAATTGTGCTGGTTGCATTGATTTTCCAGTGGATTTTTTCCTAGTAGATTTTTTCTTTGTATTTCCAAAAAATGAAGTACCACTTCCAAAACCTGTACTTTGCGTATTGTTACTTTGTGTATTACTGCTTCCTACATCTCCGGCACTTCCTGTACTGTTAAACTGCTTTATATATTGAGTAGCTTCAAATTGAAGCTCGTTAATCTTTCCTCTCTTAACTGCTGCCGATAAACTATCATCTGAATAAATGGCCTGTTCTTTTTTTCTCACATCACTTAAATATTGTGATGCTTTATTGTATTCATACTGCTGGTTATGCAGTTGTGAAAGACCATCAGGTAAGCTGATTACTTCTTTTGCAGGATTTTGAATAGGTGTAATATCATTTTTTAAAGCCCTGCGCCAATCACTATCAGACATATCGGGATTTTCAGCTTTAAATTGTTTAACAGCTTCTTCGTATTTTGAATCAATATCCTCTTTAAGTGAATAAAAATCATCAATGATTCTTGGCTGTGAATATGGATTAACCAAAAATCCTTTTAAACCTGGAATTTGTTCCAGTGGACCGGCTGGTTTTTCATTTTTAGCACCTAAAATAGCATCAATAGCATTTACAGCATACTTACCTAATCCTGCCGTATATCCTTGAATTGTATTGTCTATTTTTTTAGGAGATAGGCCACCCTCTGTAAATGTAGAAGCTAATTTTCCTAAATCTTTAGCTAACAAAGAGGTAGAAGCCGAATATCTTTGGTAAGCTGGAAGATTCTTATCTCCTTCATTTTCAAGTGGAAGACCAGTAAAGAAACTCTTATTTGCCCACCACTCAAACATAGGTTGAACTGCTGCTGGTATTGCCCCTGGAAGCATATTTTCCAAAAAGTCACTTACCCATGATTTCATAGCCTTTGGATCATTGCTTTTAAAATAATCTAACGCTCTTTCAGGTAAACTTCCAAAAATTATACCTAATTCAAAAGGTTTAGGAACACTTATAACATGATCTGCAGTAGGTATGTTCCAGAATAAATCCTTTCTCCATAGTGGAAGTTCCTTAATTTTATCATCATCATGGTACATAGACCATAGTATAAGTGACGGCAAGGTTATACCTATTAAAGCTTTGATTAAGGCTGCCGTTCTAGTTTTAGGATTTCTAAATGTCCTTATCATTTTATCCTGGCCTTGTACTGTGGCATTAAAGAAAGCAATTACCTTATTAGCACTTTTACCTGCTGTCCCACTTCTTTGAAAGTCTAGTGTTAAATCTCTTGTACTTAATCCTAACTCTGATATTCCCTCTCTTGAATTGCCCTCTTTATTTAATCCTTTAGAAAAATGTCCTAACCTTGTAGCTTCTTCTGATAATGACGAAATACACCTAAGAGGTTCTAGTGGATTCTTTAAGAAGTCTTTTAAGATTTCTAATGGTTTACCTTTAGATAACACACTTCTTACACCTTTAGCTAAGTAATCCCTATCCATAGATACAAAATCACTTTGAGCTCCACCACTGTTTAACCATAATTGGTACACTTCATCCTTTTTAAGTACATGAGATAAACCTTTTATAGTATCCAGTATAGGTATAAAATGATACTTTGAGTATACGGAAGCATCCATTGCATCTCTAACTAAATTTCTAAGTGCAAATTCAGGATTTAAGACTGCTCCTGCTCTTAATGTTTTAGTGGCAATATTGGCAATTCTAAATATTAAAACACTACTTTCTCTATTTAGTCCCATAACTGCATTGTATATATCAGGATCAAGTTGATATAATTTAGGCTTGCCATTAAAAGATACTGTTATAATATTTTCTGCTGCATTACCTTTCATTATTGGTCTAAATACTGCTACTACTTTTTCTAGGTCAGAATTTTCAATATCAAACCCTGCACCTTCTAGTTGATTTTTAATTTCTTTTAAGCCAAATTTAGTTACTGAAAACTTAGGTGTTACATTCTCAATAAATTTACCCATGCCTTGATTTTCTCCTGCAAATTTAACTAAACTTTGTGCTACTAAATTTCTTTCAGATAAATTAGTGAAATAGTAAGTATTTTTAACTATACTCTCTATTGGATCAACTATACTAGCATTGCTACCTCTCATTTTTCTAACAGGACTTTTAATATTGCCAAAGGTACTTCCAGTATATTTATTAGCACCTTCTTCATTGTCCAAAATTCTGTAAAATGGGACATAGTCTTTATTAAGTTGCTTTATCTTATTATATTGCTCGGTACTCATTAAACCGCCATCTACAAGTCTTTTGAGTATCGCATCTTGATAAGTTTGTAGTTCTTCATGTGCTTTTACAAACTCTTTATTTTTACCATATGTCTCAACTACTTTTTCCGCATCCATTAAATCAAAGCCTGTCCTTATTCCTTGTCCTTCTTTTTCAATAACTCTTTTTGCTATAATATATTTCCTGAAATTGTCCATATAATCTGCTTTTATAGGTTTTAATATTTCATTCAAACCTTTCGACACTTTAATAAGTCTACCATTAGCATTATAGTTATAAACTCCATATTTAATAGCTCCTATAGCTTTACCACTCCAGCCTCTAAATAACCAAGCCATTCTAAAAGGATCACTTTGTATACTTTTTGGTGTGCCTTGCTTAACTAAATTCTCTAGTGGCCTTAATTCATCTACCCAGGTAGTATAAAATTTATCAAAAGTAGAGTTTTTAATATCCTTCATTTTTTCTTGTGTCTTTTCTTTAACAGTTTTTCTACTATCTCCAAAATTCACATTAGATAAAATTCTACTACCTGGATCAGCATTTTGATATTCCACATAGTGCTTTCTAAAAATATTAAGTGCCTTTATTAGTTTTCCATCTAATATTTTCTCAAACATATTGGTAAATGTAACATTACCTAAATCCTCACCAGTTAGATATTTTCTAACGAATTCAGCTATTCCCTCACTTCTTTGTTCCTCAGTATTTAGTTTTTGTAACTTGGCTTGCTCTTCTCCCAAATTCATAACTTCTTTATTAAATTTAGAATTACTTTTAACTAAATCATTTATTCTATATAACATATCAAGATGATGACCAATCTCATGTGATAAGGTTGGTATGTCTTCAGCTAATTTAGTTCTGATGACCTGTGGTTCTTCTTTATATATTCCTGAAGCTTTACGTTTATTCATTCGGCCAACTCTAGCTGGTATATCTAATTCTTTTATAAGACTATCTATAATTTGTTTTCTGGGTAATGTTTCACCTGTGCCACCATTATTTAAAGTTTTTCTATCTGGTGCAATATAGGCTTTTGTTCCAGTAGATTTCTTAGTTTGTGTTTCTAAAACCTTATCTTTAAAGTATTTATCCAATATTCTCTTAGAAGAATATTCAGCATTACGAGTTAACTTCCTTTGCCATACATTATTAGTAGGTGAAAAGTGCCATCCTGTACTTTTTAATTCTTTTCTAACTTCTTCACTAGGTTTTTCATCAAATTTTATTTGAACTCTATCAGCGTCAAAATTTCTAACTATTGAAGCACCGTCATACTCTTTTATGGTTTCTTCACCCGTCTTAGCCTCGGGAACATTTGTAAGTTTTTCTTTTGCACTTTCTACAGCTCTCCATATCCCATTAGTTGAGGAAAATACAGGCTTTTTAAGGTGTTCAGCTTCTGTTTTTTTAATAAAGTCCAATACCTTACTAACAATTTCTACATTACCATTATTAAGGCTTCTCATTAATTTACCTCTTAATCCGTTTCTAAACAATGAAGGACTGTAAAATTCTTTGCCACTTTCAATACTTTTTAATACCTCTATGGTATTTAAAGCCTCTTTTTTAAGCCTTTCATATTCAGCTTCATCTTTTTGATCGTCTGACATAGCACCAGTAATTTTTTTCTTTATACTTGATTCAGCTTTTTTCTGCCAGTTTAAAAATTCAGTTATTCTTTTATGTTCTGTATTTAAAGCTTTTTCATTCCTAGCTTTCGGAAATCTAGCAGGACCGGTTATCATGGAACTCAAGGTCCTTGATTTAGCATCTAATATGGTATTCATATGTCTAATGTAGTTGTCTTTATATTTATTTAGTTCACTTTCTAAAACTGCCTTTTGTTCAGGGGTTTTAGCTAATTTTAGCATTTTTATATATATGTCTTTCATGGAATTGACATAACTAGTTTGCTCTTCTTCTGCTCTTCTTTCAGGATCAAAACTTATACCTCTATAAGCGTTATATGCTTTATCGTAATTAATATCGTGTTTAGATATTGTATCAAGCCATGTAGATTTTTTTGATACGTTATCTTCTTTATTCTTTACTCCACTTATATTCTCATAGTTTTTAATCCTATCCATTACCTGGCTATCAGTTAGACCATGACTGTTGTTTTTTACAATTTCATATACCATAGCTTGATTATGGTTAAGTCCATATTCCCTAGCTTTCAAATAATTAGTTTTATTTAGTTCACTCATGCCTTTAAAATCATCAGCATTAGTTTGAAATTCAGGTACGTTGCCAACTAAATTTATATAGGTCTTTTTACCTTGGGGAGCATCCCCCATAGCACCCATAACCATATTACCTATTCTTTTACCCTGTCCCTTGGTTTTACCATTGCCCCAATCCACAGTATTTTGAGAGGGTTTATATTTATTAAATAGAGGTGTTTCATCTATAGCTTTAAATAATTGATTTTTAGTCATTGAACTTACATTAGGCTTGACTTCTAACGGAACAACCTTTTTCTTATCTCCAAAATGTCCTGTGCCAGTTTCTCCATTTTTAAATATCGTGTGTTTCATAATATTATTACTTTTAGATTTAGTTGTTACTAGAACCAATCCATTTTTATTGATAGAAAATTCAGGTTTATTATGTCCTAATTTCTCTGCTCTTTCACTTAAAACTTGAATCTTTTTTTCTTGCTCTGGAGTAACCTTGGCTAACTCTTCCTGGTGTTGTATCTGTTGATTTGCCTCTCCTGCATTTTTTTGAACTCCTGTTCCTGTTCCCGAAGTTTTATTGCCAGTAGCACCTTGTCCCTGTTTTTCATCACTTAAACCTCCTAATAAACTTTGCTGGCCTTCTATTTGATTATTATTTAATTTATTTAAATAACCACTCTTATCCACTAAATCAACTATTTCTTTACTAGCTCCCTCTGCTGCTTTAACATTGCTCATACCCTGTTCTATCTTAATTGCATACTGATTTAATATATCATTAATAGGATCGCCTGCTTTATTCTTACCCCGATCCACTAACTCTAAGCCTTGCTTAACTAAATTTAATTGTTTTTTATTGGCTGTATCGTTTAGTACATTACCTTTTTCATTAAGCAAACTTGCTTTTTTCTTATTTAAAACATTGTTAAAAGCTGATTTTTCACTTCCCAAAATTGACTTAACTTTAGATATAAGTTTTACTTTATTCTTAAAGTTATTTTTCAATATAAACTGTGAGCCACCCAACATATCCATTTGCTGTCCTGTAACCGGTGCAGCTTTAATTTGGTCTATAACCTCTTTTAATTCCTGGTCTGAAACGTGCCCTTCACTTTGAATATAATCCATACTTGCATTTTGATTGACTATATTTTTCTTATTATCAGCCGGGAAAGCTTCACCAATCATGGATGCTTGACCATCCTTTATCTGTTTATTTACAACTTTGTTCCAAAGTCTATCATTAAGTTTTGATATATTATAGCTCTGTTTAACAAATTTATCTGTAGTAGATAATCCCAAGTTTCTTATATCTTCTAAGTTATATCCTCCATCTCTGAAAACTTGTGCTGCATCTTTAGCACTTCCTTTACCTTCTCCTATATTCTGAAGTGCTCCAATTTCCCTTGCCTGTTTATCAGTTACACCGTCCTTTTCTTTAAGCACCATAGCATTTACATAAGGTGTTTTAGTTCTATTTGCAAGTTCTACCCTATGATGGCCATTTACTACCCAATTCCTACCGCTTTTATCTTGCCATACAGTAACGACTCCTGCTTTAGTGTGGTCAAATCTATTTGTTCCTTTTAATTCATTACTAGCACCAGTCTTGGAATTTGTGTCTTCCTTAAATTGAAATCTTTGTGGATCAACACCTATTAATTTCGTTGAAATTTTCTTAATATTATCTGGAATTTCATCATTTTTAATCTTTTCTACATTATCATTAACCTTTTGAACTGCTGGCTCTTGACTATTTTGTACTTCTTGTTGAATATTATTTTCTTCCTGCACAGGTACTTCTTGTGAAATATTATTTTCTTCCTGCACCGGTACTTCTTGTTCACTAGAAACATTATTGCCTAAATATTGAGGATTTAAATTATTAAAGCCTTTAATTCCTATCTTAATATCCTGGCCACTCTTATGTTTTGCTGTTATTAATTTACCGTCATTATCCTTTATAGTAACTATACCTAAATTTTTAAGTTTATATTTTTGCCCTGATTCTATAGTTTTAGGTCTAATTGAAGGTGTGTTTATTTGCTGTTTAGGGACTTCTACAGAGATGTTATTTTCTTTAGGTGTCTTTGCTACTTCCTCTTTCTGTGGGACCATTTCAGTGGCATTTTCTGCGGTATTTTCTGCCTGTGGGATTGTTCTAGTGGTATTCTCTACTTGCGGCTGTTGATTTAGATTATTATTGGGAATTAAATCCTGCTGTGGTGGTGTATTATTTGCAGGTGTATTCAATGTATCATCAACATTAGCCTGATTTCTATTTTTCATATTCAATAATTTATTGAGTTCAAAACTTATATTATTAAGTTTATTCTCAATTTCTGGAGTAACTTTGCCACCATTATTTTCAATAAGATTTTTAGACATATCCGTCAAAGTTTGAATTCTCTTATTTAGGAAATCATCTGAATACTTAGGCTGTGGTACTTTATTCTCCGGTGCTATAGGCTGTGGTACAGTAGGCTCAATATTAGTGCTTTGCGGCATAGTTGTTGTGTCTGTAGTCTCTGTATTATCTATATTTTGCAGTATATTTTGTAGTCTATCTGTATCTTCACCTGGCATAGTTGCAGTATCTTCTTCTCCTGGCTGTGTATTTACTGGATTTTCTGTATTTAGAAGATTGTCTGTATTTTTGTGTATACCATTGTAGAAATCAGCCATAGCGTCATAAGTTTCGTCTGCATTTTTAGAATTGTCCATAATCTTTTTCAATTGAACAGTCCATTTAGGTATCATTTGGCCTCTATATGGTACTTGTTCATAATATATAGTTGGCTGTGTTTTTACATCTTCATAGTGGCCTACAGTTCCAGTGGGATCGTCTGGTACAAACTGCTGTTCAGTATTATTCTTATACCAAATACCACTATCAGGACTTACTTCTTGAAAACCTTCGTTGTTAAGCCTCTTTTTCTCAAACATATTGCTAACTCTAGGCATTACTTCTTCATTTAATCCCTTTGCTGCCATACCAAATATTGCCCCACCTAAATAACTGCTAAACAAGTCTTTTGCAATATCGGTACTAGAGGGCTGTTGTATATTGGAATTGCCACTATTTACAGCATCCTGCGCACCTGTAAGTCCTGCCCATTCTAAACCTGTTTTATTAGCCTGTAGTCCATATTGGAGGGCATTATACACTGGTGTGGAGAGTTCATCTATTGAATTTTTCCCTAGTTTATTAGCTACAGCATTTCTTATAGGCTGGCTTATGAAATTTTCCACTGGTTTTCCTACAGCTTTTTCTAGTCCTTCTCCTATACTTCCTAGACCACCTTCTGGATTAGCCGCAAGTCCCATTCCTGTACCAATCCAATCGGCAACAGTGTTTGCTATATTGTTTCCTGTATCTGCACTTTTTACGTCCGTACCTTCTCCTTGATTAAACGTTGCTGTCTGTCCTGCTTTTTCACCAACTCTACTTAAAAATTGACCTATAGGGCTATTAGCCATATTTTGATATAAATTACTTTCTCTAAGAGCATCCTCGGCTTTTGTAATAGGTGTAAATATACCCGTATCCACATTATCATTTTTATATTTATCTGCAATATCACTAAAAGTATCCGATATGGCCTTTATTGGATTAGGTGTATCTTGTTGCTCACTAAATCCCTGAGTAACATCCTTTAGACTAGAGTTATTATTGCTTGTATCAAGATTCTTTCCGAACCTTCCTAATGCACTGTTATTAAGCCAATCATTTATTTTACTAAAAAAACCGGGACTGCTTTTTAAATTATCAGTCCCGGCATCATAATTACTTACGGTTTTACCTGGCGTACTTGCAGGATCATCCACCCACATATTACTTATATCGCCTAAATCACCTAAATTGCTATCCTCGTTTTTAGTTGGTATTGGTTTCCAATCTGGAAGGTTTACATTATCTGAACCATTTGAGCTACTTGAAAAATCACTTGAACCATCTGAATCCGTATCATCATATTCATTTTTCTTCTTTTTTATAGGTTTCCAATCTGGTAAAGTCATTTATATGCACTTCCTTTACTTTTTAGAATACTGCTTAGAACCTAAATCTTTTGACATAGCTATATAATAATTCATAGCATCATTTGGTGTCATACCGGCCTGTGTCATTTGTCCTATTACTCTTGCCTTATTAGATTGTAAGTAGGATAAAGCATCTTTAGAATTATTAAATTGACCATATATTCTGCTATATACATCAGTTGCAGCATTTGATATTTTGGCGTTGACTGCGCCTTGTGATGTGTTATAATTCTTCTCGTTTAAATTATTAGCGAACGCAGAATTGCTTGCATCAAGATTATACTTTTTCAAATTCAAATCATTATTAAATTGTGAATTAGATTTATTTAAATTGAATTGTTGCTGCCAGTTACCCTGATCTACACCTTTCCAGTAGTTATTATCATTTAATTGTCCTACTGCATTATTATAATTAAGCTGCTGCATATAATAGTTTCTATTATTCGCTAATTCACTATCATATCTATCTAGGTCCTTATCTTTTAATTTATCTGCTAAGGCTTGCAAATCATCTAATCTATTCGCTGCCATTGTATTTTGCTGGTTCTGTTCATCCATATTTGCATTTGCCTGTTGAAGTGCTACATTATTCAAAGCTGTTGTTTTATCTCCCTGTATTCCTGCCAATGCTCTATTATTTATAACGTCTGCCTGTGCTAATCCACTTGTTACTATTGAGCTCCTACCTAGTCCTCTATTTAAAGCATCATTATTTAAGTTATTTTTTGATAATTCATTATTTAAGTTTTGACTAGCAACAGATTTATCATAATTGGCCACAATTTGTCCCTTTGAATTTTCTAGGTTAGATAGGTTATTTGCTAAAGTATTTTGAAGTCCTGTAACCTTTAAATTATAGGAAGGATCATATTGACTCTGTGCTTTAGCAGCATATCCGCTATCTGGTAAGACTTTTGTAAGTGGATTTTGCAGCGCAACATTGCTTAGTCCTGAATATGTTGTGTAACCTGCCATATTATCATCTCCTTATTCCATCAATATAGTTTAGTATAAGGAACATCTACCTGTTTATTTGTATATGAAACCTTGGAATCATCTCCAGCTTTAAACTCTATACAGTGCTTATCTCCTGGAATATCTCCTTCAGCATTACTCCTATTCCTGTAATAAATTCTAAAATCATATTTATAGTTTTTAATAAAAGCATTAATAACATCTATGATATTTTGAAAATGCTTACTGCTTAATGCTGTCATATCAACATCAATCTTAGATAGCGTGGATACTGTAATATTATTAATGTGCTCTATTACTGAGTTATACTCTTTCTTAGAAAAATATCTATATTTACCATTTTGAATTCTATCGTTTTTTATTAAAGTTTCAATTTGCTCTTTTTCGTCTGCGGTAATTGATACAGTTGGATTAAGGTCATAATTATAACAATCTTTATCTAAAAGTATAGTTGTAGCTGCACTTTTAATAAATTCATCTGACTTTCCCATATATTCATACCAGTTTACAATAAATAGTTTAATGTTAATCCACAAAGTATGTATAGATTTATTGAGTAAAATTCCATTATTGTAATTCGGTGTTGAAATACCTATTGATTTTTTAATATCATCTAAAACGCCAGAAAATGCCGGCTTTTTTATAATTTTATATTCCAAAACATAAATAGGAGAAGTTATTTTGCCATTACTATCAACAGAGTAACTACCACAGCTACCAACATTATTTTCATTAGAATACCATGTACCATATTTGTCAAAAAGATTGCTAATATAGTCATATTTACTTTTATATAGATCATACTTTTTGCCATTTATAGTTACTATATCATCTCCAGCTTTACACGCTGTATTACTTATTGATGAATACCCTTTTATTGCAGAATCGGGTACTTCAAAACTACATTTACCCCCTGTATTAGAAGCTAAATTGCCGCTCATGAAATATTTATTTTTAGTATTAGAATAATAGGGTATAAATTTACGTATAATTTCTAATTGCTGAAGAAGTGTAAGCTCTGTACTTGTATCACAACCATATGGTGATAACCAAAGATTAGGATAATTGAGTTCGCCCGGATCTGAATTTCTAGTATATACATTACCATTATAAGCGTCTACAAATGTTCCCATAGTGCCATTATCTGAATATGCTTCAATTTCATTATCTGGAAGCCATGAGCTTGGGTAAGTACAAAATACAGCCATATCAACCATAGCTGTTCCTGTAGGTGAATAACACCTAAGACTTCTGTAAACTTCATCTCCACTTAATGTTTTTACATTTTGCTTACATAGTATAGGAATAGATAAACTAGGATAAAATTCAAAATTTGCGCCTAAATTATTTACCTCAAAATAATAATATTTGCCATGAATTCCATCTTTCTGGTATTCTAAATCACCATATTTTATACCTAAAATATCAAACATTATCTTATTACCTATAACGTTGGAAGATTTATGTCTGGATCATCAGCAAAATAGGCATAAGTTGGCGCAGGTGGTTCGTCTGGTTCTTCAATATGAAATGGTTGAGTTGTTTGAGCTTGTTCAGGTGATTCTTTAGAAACGGAAGAAGTTGTTACTGCCGCTACCTTTTGAAATATTTTCATAAATAAATATTTAAAATTATCATTTATGTTTTTTATATCTACCGGATCAGTCCCAGTTATATTCTTTCTTGAATAATCCATATATAAGCACCTCTTAATCGTATTCTGTTTCATATGTTATCTGCATATCTTTTAACTTGAATTTTGAACCCTCTACACTAGAAAATGAAAATTTAAGTGTCCTACCTCTATTTCTTATTCTTTTTTTAAACATTTTTTCAGTTGAGGGTAAAGGAAGCTTAACAGTCTTTTTCTTGCCTTTCTCATTTTCTATGCTTATTTGAATTTTACCATTTCCACTACCTAAAAAATACATTTTTTCAGTTCTCTTTACTGCATTTGAAGCTCCAAAGTTTAACTTTCCTGTTGTCCAATTTGCTTCATATCCATTAGTATTAAGGTCCTCTGACTGAAACATATTATAAACGCCTGAATCATTGCTAAAATACATATTTCCGTTAAATTCTATAAAATCATTTATTTCTAATCCTCTTATAAATGTAAAATTGCCATCTTCCGTATTGTATTTAATTAAAAGATTATTAGTTGTTGAATTTCCTTCAGGGACCGCAAGATAATATTTATTATCATAAAAAATACCTACTGCATTTTTAATATAGTCCTGATTAATGTTTTTCCATGTGTCTCTAATCTTTTGACTAACAAGATTTGCAGATGTTCCGTTGAACGCATATATACCTTCTTTTGATGCAAAATATACAGCAGAAGGTCCTGATACTATACTTCTATCAGATATTGCACCTGTTGTGCTGCATACCTGTTCCAATTCATAGTTACCTGGATAGGTTCCAAATATTCTAAAGATATTTCTATTCTTAAAAACAAATAGATCTCCGAATAAAACTTTTAGGCCTATGATTATACCACCATCCCAGGTAGGAACATCAATTAATCCTCCATGCTGGTTGGCTTCCCCTTCATCAATAGGTATAGTCCAATCGTCTATGTCTAAATCTTTAGAAAAATACACTCTATTAGGAAAATCTACATCACCAGCAAGCCATACTCTTTCATGGTTTAACTCAATCATGCTCCCCTTCGGAGGGCTTTCAGTAAAAGTCTGTGGTGCAGTAACACTTTTCGTAATCATATCCTCTGTAACAGGAAATTGAATAAACATAACAATTACTTTAGGTCCGCTAGTCATTTTAGTAGTGATCGTATGACCAGTAGTTGGATCATAAGTATCAACACTAGGATAACCTTTTTCAAATAAAGTAATAACCTCTCCAACGTAAGTTTCTAGTATATCGCTTTCACTTGCATATGGTATGGCATCATAAGGAACAGGCTGCCCACAATCATAGCCTCTCATATCAATTGACCTTCTAATATATATAGAATTTACGTTATCTACAGTTGGAAAACACTGTACTTTAATTGAATTTTCCTTACTTCCTCCACCTATTCTCACAATTGTTTGTGGTTTAAGTGGAGGTATATTAAGAGTAGTTATATTTTCTATTCTTCTATTTTCAAGATTTCTGTAAGAACTTCCATCATAAACTTTAACTGAGGTAATGCCATCTCCAATCAACATTACCTCAGTATCTCCAACTTGATAATTTAAATAATCTGAATTAGTTTCTAGGGGCATTAAAGTTGTACTGCCATTTTTAAAAAATTTAGCAAGTCTAACTATATTGCTTCGTTTTAAAACAGTAGAAGGTTCCTTTATAGTAGATAAAACGCCACTGTCTATGTCTATATTTTGTGCTTTACTCGCTTCACTTGCATCTAAAAGAGTTTCATCTTTATACTCATTTATTCCATTAGAAAAATTAAAGCTTAATAAACTTTCTTTATCCATAAATTCATCACCCTTTTATGAATTTAAATCTTCTATTACTGTATATTTTGCTTTTTCAGTTGTAACTCTGCTATCTGCTGTAATTAGTTCTAAGGCGAATTGATGTACACCTAATGTGGCCGTATCTTTTTGTGTTAGTTTGTATTGGACTACACCATTTACGGCATCTACTATTGTACAAACGCCAACATTGTTTTTATTATCAATAATAATATTTATTGAATTTCCTACTAAATTAACGCTTTCACCATTTGAAGCTATAGTAATATTAAAAACAACTGCCCCGAAGTCATTTTGTGTTACTTTAATAAGATCATTAGTAACAGCATACATTAAATCCATTTGAATATCATATTTTTTAACAGCCTTATTTTGAAAATTAACAAATAAAGATATTCTCTTGGTATCTATTCTAAAATTTTGAATAAACTGATTAATTCTTTTGGTATCTACACGCGTAATTTGAATTTCTTTAATTTTTCTTTTAGTATCTATGTTAATAGTTTGTGCTGGGCGTACTTTTCTTTCTGTATCAATTGATATTGATATTGAATTTTCAGACCTTCTTAATGTGTCAAATGTACTTGTATTTAACTCTATGACTTTTCTTTTAATATCTGCTGCAATTGTTTGAATAGATTTTAAAATCCTTTTAGTGTCTGCCTTTGTACCTTCACTATTTGTAATTTCTCTTTTAGAATCAGTGGATACTTTTAATGAGTTAGCTATTTCTCTTTTAGTATCTGTTGTAACACTCTGAGGTATTCCTGGAACAGTTACTATTCTCTTAGTATCTATTCCTGAAGGAACCGCTAATGTATATGCACCATCAGAATCCTTAGTGTTAGATACTAAAGCAGCATCACTTATATTTAAAGCAGGACGAACTCCAAAACTACCGGTATTAGCATAATTTTCAGCAAGAGAACCATCATAATGAACCTCCCTACACAAATAAGGAGTAGAATAATCTGGAGTTCTTAACCACCAATCCCAAGGTTCTACATTTGGATCTTCTATATTAGGTTTATCAATAGATTTAGTATTTAAAATTGCTGCTTGTGTAAGACCGGATGGCCTATTAGATTCTGTATTAAATAAAGCTAGTATGTTTCCTTCTGCAATACTATTTTCATTTGCTAATCCAACCTCTGTATTAGACAATAAAAATACTTTATCAGTTACAACTTCGCTACTGCCTCCATCAGTTGCCATATTTTTTACAACTTTAAGGTCCGTATCTAATATACTTTTCAATTCGTTTGAACTAAATGAATTTAAAAATCCTTTTTTAGTATCATATCCTGTTGGGCAAGCTTTACTATCTTTGGAAAAATTATCATCAATTGGTGAAGCATCATAACCATTAGCATATGTAGTACCGTCTGTAGTACCATCTTCTAAATTCTGTGGTGTAAACCATTCACTTGCTGCACCGCTAGAATTTAACCATTGTCTTAAATTTGATGTTCTATATCTGTTACTACCATAATTTGACCTACCGCCATATTGGTTTCCGGCTTCTTTCCCATCAAATCCTCTTAAATCAATTACCTTTTCTGCTACCAATGTTACTGAATTTGCAGGATACCCAGTATGGTTCTTATCTGCAACTACCCATACGATAGGTTCTTCTGTTTCAGATTCAACCTGATATTTACCTAACTTAATTTTATCGCCAACTGATAAATTACTTATTTTATTAGACGTTCCTGAAGAAACTTCTACTATTCTTTTAGTATATATTGTAACAGTCTGAGGCGTTCCTGTAGGAATTTCTAATGTGTACGCCCCATCAGAATCTACATCATCAGATACTAAAGTAGTATCATTTATGTTTAAAGAAGGTCTAACTCCAATAGAGCCAGTATTAGCATAATTTGCAGAAAGAGAACCATCTGGAGCAATAAAATTAACTATAAAGGGATCAGTTTTAGGAGTTCTTAACCACCACTCCCAAGAGCCTGTCATTGGGGAAGGTATACCAGTAGCTTTAGTATTTGAAATTGCTGCTTGTGTAAGAGGAGCTGTCTTATAAGCTGATAATGCACTAAATAAAGCCAACTCGCTTCCTTCTGCAATGCCACCTTCATCTGCTAATCCAACTTCTGTATTAGACAATAAAAATACTTTATCAGTTACAACTTCACTACCTCCACCATCAGTTGCCGAACTTTTTACAACTGTAAGATCAGTATTTAATATACTACTTAATTCATTTGCACTAAAACTATTTAAAAATCCTTTTTTAGTGTCATACCCTGTTGGGCAAGCCTCATCATTTCCATTACAAAAATTTGCATCAATTGGTGAAGCATCATGATTATTAGTGTCTGTAGTACCATCTGTTAAGTTTTGTGCTGTAAACCATCCACTTGCTGCGCCACTAGAATTTAGCCATTGTCTTAAATTTGATGTTCTATATCTGTTGCTACCATGACTTGCCCTCATACTATTTGAGTTTCCGGCTTCTGCTCCGTCAACTCCTCTTAAATCAATTATATTTTCTGCTACTAATGTTACTGAATTTGCAGGATACCCAGTATGGTTTTTATCTGCAACTATCCATGTTATAGGTTCTTCTGTTTCAGATTCAACCTGGTATTTACCTAACTTAATTTTATTACCAACTTCTAAATTGCTTATTGCCTGAGACAATTATAGTCACCTCCAATCTACAAGTCTACAAGTAATTTAGTGACTAAGGAACTGCATTTATTGTTGCATTTACTACTAAATCTACACTTGTATCATTTGCTGGAGTTTCTGTATTTGAAGCTTTTGCTTTTACCCAAAATAATGTATTTGTAGTACCTATTACACTTGATATAGTAAGAGCCGATCCATAAGTTCCGAAGCTTCCTGCTACCCCTGCGTTATCTGGTGCTAATGCCCATTTATCTGCTGTTGTTCCTGTAGGGGTTATTACAGCATTACCGGATGAATTATATCCAGCATCACATCTTATAGCTAATTTTATCGCTGAACTTTCTTCATTGTTTGTTGCATTTAAAGGTCCTACGATTATTGGTGCAGTTTCAGTTCCTTCAGATACCTGTGTCCCATCCGTTCCTCCACTTGTTACAGATCCTTGATATACATGAATTAAATTTGCCATTTATAACATCTCCCTTATTTTTTATTGCTTTCTTGTATATTGGGTTGGTCACTGTTTATTTCTGTTGTTTCTGCAAGTCCCGTTATTGCATTAAATTCATTTAAACACATAGTTGCTGCATTAAAATCTTTCTTGAATATAAAATAGTAATAAGCTGCATAAGAAGCTAACGCGATATGATAAGCTGCTTGTATAGAAGGTTCCTTTTCATCATCAATACCATAGACTAAATCAACTGGTATATAATTGTAATACATAGTTAGATCCCCTACCACATCAAGATTGGTCACCAGCAATATATCACTTTCACTAAAATAATCATTCGGACTTAATCTTCCACCATCAACACCTTCTTTTTGAAGTAAAACAAGGTTAATAAAATCTACTGGAAGTGATACAGGTACATTTAATTCTGCAGTTATAGGAATTTGCTTAGTCTTTTTATTCTTTATAGCAATTATTTTATACCCTGCATTAATACCACTTATTACAATATTGGTTATCTGCCTATCACCTTCATGCTCCCCTATTCTGTTTAATGCAAATTTAAATATTTCTTTGAGTTTCATTTGTTCCATCACCACCTACTAACATATTGAATTCATTTAAAAGCATTTCTGCAATATCAGGCTTCCTTCTGTAAACATAATAAGTATAAGAACCATATACAAGTAAAGCGTAATAATAGCTTGGACTTATATTAACTGTATCCGTATCATTTGTTAATGGTTCTGGATAATTAGCATAGGTAAGCGTTATACTGCCATTTTGAGCATCTCTTGACCTTATATACAATAAGTCAGCTATTATTTCATAGTCTAAAATTGATAAACGGCCTATCGAATTATGGTACAAACTAACAACTTCTACAAAATCATCTGGAAGTTTATATCCGTCTACATAACTAAATATAATATTTTTAGTTCTTTTATCTGCTTTAGCTGCAATTAGCATATATCCTTCATTTATTCCATTCTTGACCATTTGAAGTATATCGTCTTCAACTTCGTCTATAGGATCTTCTTCTACTCTATTTAAAACATCTGATATAGCATCTTTAAAAGTTGACAATTATATCACCGTCCTATCTCCATAACAGAGCAGGTATTCTTTTTTTATTTGCATTGTCCTGCCTTTTTGCCATAAAATTAGCCTCCTGTGCTAATGTATTGGCTGTACTCATATAGTTTGATGATTTATTAGGATCATCTTCTATAAGAGATAATATATAAAATATTAAAGGTCTTAGAAATAATGGATTTATATTTATAACTTCATTTTGAAGGAGCCTAATGTCTCTTGTCTGCTGTAAGTTTGGTTTAATAGTAACTATCAGAGTATAATTTCCTATATTTTTGAATTTTATAGAGTTATTCAGCATTTGAAAATCATAATATTTCTTGTTATCTGCGTCTAATACCTTAGATATTCCAATATAATCTACTGGAATCTCATAGTAAGTGTCAGTATCAACGCAACTTATAGTAATTTGTGATTTCAATATCATTCTGTCATAAATACTACTAAAAAAATCTATAGCCTCATTTATCCTACGTCTTATTGTTGCTAGATTTAATGGCTTGTTGGTTTTACTTAAAATTTCCTTGTAAACATCCTTTACGGTACTCATTAAGACACCGCCTTTTTAAAATATTTACTATCTTCGTCTATAGTTTCCTTACTTTCATGAGCTTTTACATACTTGTAAATATTCCTGGAAACTGTTTCTGTAACATCTTTAAGTTTTTTATCTCCATCAATTCCAATCTGCTCATTTTTCCTGTCCATTTGGGCTGTAATATTTTTTATATATTCAATTCTTGTTTCTCTCACCATTTGTAAGGTTCTTTCGTCTAGCTCATTCCAGGGTATTGATAGGCAAAATGTATTAAATGGTTGATCCTTGTGGTGTACTTCAAATTGTCCTATAGAATGATTTCTTACCACGAAATAGCCTTTATCTATCTGCTTTAATCTTTGTGGTATATTGCAGGTACTTGAAGTTATAACTTCTCTATCTGTATCTATATACATAAAATCACCTTTCTTAAATGCAAAAGGTAAGGCTTTAATCCTTACCTTTTTTATGATTCAGTTACTCCGCTTAATTCTGCTTGACCTCCAGGATGCTTACAAATCAACTCACAATATTTAACGAGTGTAGCTCCCCATAATGGAGTTCCAGCTACTTGTGTAAGTATTGCACCCATAGTACCTTGCAGCCAATCCCAATCTCCCATATTATACTGTGTAAACTTAGTTGTATCTAACAACTTTAATGTACCTGTAGGGGCAAATTTACTTGAAACTAAGGGCTGGTTATTATAGCTTAGAGCTGTAAAACCTCCAGATAAATTTAACGTATTAACGTTCCTCTTAGTGGATTCCATGTATGCCTGATATGCCCTTTTTACACCACTTGAACACAATAGGAAATTAACCTTTGAACCTGCAACTTCATCTAAATAATCAATTGCAGCCTGTATTTTAACATCCGAAATAGCACCAATACTAGATTGCATATAAGGAACCATCCAGTAGTTAGCTGACCTATCCACTCCATATAGCGCACCTGTATTTTTAAATATTTCTTTCAGTCCTATTATTTCCATATTATAAGATTGCTGAACAGTAATTATTTCTGTTCCTTCTAAAGTTACATTGCCACCATCTGTATCTAAGGTTATAGAAGGTGTAGCACCTCTATTTACATTTAGGATTCTTCTTCCTGCACCATTTGTTACAGGTGCATGAGTTGAAGCACTTAATATATCAATTGTTAGTCCCTCAATTAAATATTTATAACCATCTATCGGTATTGTTAACTGAGATGTAACTGCCCCTTTTGCTGTAGCTATAATTCCTACTCCATCACCGTATAACATCCTTGAAAGGTTGAACTTTGCTGTTTTCTTTAACCCTTCAATTTCTGATTCGAGTAAAGTTATAAAGGCACCTTCATTATTTGAAGTTGCCTTTATGGATTTATCTGAAATTGAAAGTGTGCCATAGAGATTCTTTAGAGTAGATACAAATTGCTGATATTGATTTCCATTGGACTTTGGTAATGGTCCAACTTCTGCACCTGCACCTATACCACCATTTACACCAAATGGTGCTGCAACCCTAACTTCCTTACCTGTCACACCCTCTGTTGAACTCTCTATCGCATTATATAATGGATCTGTTTCTATGTTTAACTGATTAGCTAATAATTCTCTATATACAATTTTTAATATTTGATCTGCACTTGCCATTGTTACTGCCATAATCCAATCACTCCTTATCTACGTGTTTAACTTTGTAACATTTTAATTGCCATTGCCCTGGCATCTTTCATATTTTGAGGTTTACCCTCTGGAACTACTACCGTTGAACCATTTGCCTGGCCATTAATGACGGTAGGCGCTTTCTCCCCTTGTTGTATACCTTGCAAATATTCTTGAATAATCTGATTTTTAATATCCTGGTTACTTAGAATATTTTGTTTTACAAAGTCTTGATTTTGAAGCATAGAACTAGGGTCTTGATAATTCTGTCCTTTAGCCATGTTATAGGCTATTTCTAAACCATTTGGTATTCTTGCTAAATCGGCTAGGTTTGGATTAGCATCTAGTACCTGTCCCATTTGTCCTTTCCAGTTATCAAAATCTGGTGTCTTTTGTGCAAAATCACCTACAGCTTGATTCCATGCTTGCTGTTGCTGTTGTGCTTGCATTTGCTGTTGTATAGGCTGAATTTGTGGCTCAACTATAGTTTTAAGCATTTCTTGAATAGTTCCTGTTGGATTTTCATAGAACTTATTCATAAATGCCTCATTTTGCTGCTCTGGCGTTAGTTGTGGTTGTGTCTGCTGTGGATTAACGATACCCTGCATTTGTTGTTTCATTTGTTCAACTGCCATTTCAGCTGCTTGAGCTGCTTGCTGTGCCTGTGCTAACTCTTGTCTGGTTTGAGTATTCATTTTCTCTAAGTTAGTATAAGAATTAGCTAATTCTTCAGGACTTTTAAATTTGCCTAAAATTAAAGCATCAGCATTATCGGGAGCCTGATTAGGTTGTTCCCCTGCTGGTGCTTGATTAGGTGTTTGTTCTCCTTGTGGATTACCTTCTGTTGACTGTGGTTGTCCCTGTGTTGGGGCCACTCCCTGAGAAGGATCTCCACCCTGGCTTTGTGCTAGGATTGCCATTGCTTGATCCCTTAAACTTTGTGGTGCTGGTTGCTGCTGTGTCTGCTGTTGGTTTTGCGGGCCTCCTTGTTGTTGGTCTTGCTGATTTTCAGGTAATGGCTTAGTATCTGCAAACAATTGCAGATCCATTGCAAAAGGTTTTTTAGTTTCTTGTAATTTTGCCATATATATTTCCTCCAATCACTCTATTAGACGTTATCCTTATTGGCTTTCGGGGCATCTAATAGGCTGTAGTTATTTTTATTAATTTATAAGCATACAAAAATAAGCCACATGATGGATATTAGCTCCAATACACGGCTTTTCTTGTTTTCATTATTATTTTTAGTAGTTGATAACCAATATAAAAATATTATTAATCTCAATTTACTTTCAGTTGAGCTTTTTATGTTTAATATGGTTCTTGAATGCATACAATATTGAAAGTTCTACAACTAAAATAGCAAGAATTGCTGCCAGTATAATCAATACTTGTTTCCATAATTCCAACGTTGTAAATGATAATGCATAAAAATAACATACTATTGAAACAGCAAAAATACTTAAATATAAAATATTGGGTCTTTTTATACTTTTATTTTTATTCATTTAATTTAACTCCTTCACCATAAATTACATTTATAGCTTACCTATAATATAAATAATACCATAAACAAATTATTATTGAGACAAATAATTATATATTTATGCAAACAAACGGAGACTACAATTTTCTTAACCTTTTGAACCGCTTTTACATTTTCCCATTTAAAATTCTTCCTTTCTATCCTCTTTGATTATTTATTGGATCTCTTGGACCTTTGGTATTACTATGAGTAATTTTAATATCATTACTTGATTGCTGTGGTTGTGCTTGCTGCTGCACTCCTATTTGTTGCATCATAGCTTGTTGCTGCTGCATCTGTATTGCATCTTGATGCATTTGTACATGTTGGTCAAAATAATCTGCCAAATCTGGTCTTTCTCTGCCTAAATCTTCATAATCAGAAGATAATCTAAACTTGTTATGTTCCTCTATATGAATAGCATGATCGTCAAAATCCCTGACATTAATCATCTGTCCGTTTTGAACATCTATATTTTCACGCATAGCCTTACTTATATGCATCTGATCTATGTCGTTACCATCTTCCCAATTTCCATAATTGAGCATTTCCATAATTTTAGCCCTTGTACTTCTGTCCATTCTTCCAGTGTCAGGATCATTGAACAATCCTAATTGTAATAGATTCATAACCTGCTGCTTTTTCTGTGCAGGAGTTTGTGCTAAATCATCATCTGTAAGTGGTACTACATCATCACTTGTTAGCTGATCTTTATTCCAATAATTGATGTATACTGAATTATCTTTGCCTACCAATCTAACCATACGTGGACCTGCACTATATTGTTTGTATAATCTTAGCCATTGCTTAGCTACCTCTAAAATTGCTTGCCTTATATTATCTGCTGTAAGTGATATTCTTGTATCATCCTGCTCTTTCAATACTTCAAGCGCTACACCTGAGCCAGCTCCGTTTGAAGCTTGACTTGATGAAGATAGTTCAGAAACTCCACTAATCTCTCTAAATTCACTCATTAGTTTTTCTTCTTCATCCAAAAAAGTATTAGGCAATCCTTCACTTTGAACAAAGGTAGGTGGTGCTGAACCTGGTTTTCTAGGTATTATTGTCCCTGGTGCAAGTCCGTCTTCTTCAAGACTTTCTTCATCTGCCAGAGTTCCATCCTCATAGGTCATTACTCCTATTGCTAATCTATTTAAATACTCATGTTTCCTGTTTTTAACTGCATTATAAGCACGCTGTATAGGCAAGCACCTCTCTGCAACAGATATTGAAAAGAAATTTCCAGCATCCTTCACGCACTGTTGACGTACAAAAGGTAATGCTATCTTACCATTTTCGCCTACCTTATAAGGGCAAGTACCATAATATAAAAGTTCGTCCCTCGTAGTTATTATTAGCCTACCATCTGGATATATCTTAGAAGGCAATTCGTAATACTCCATTACTATTTGTGAATCTGGTTTAGTTGTTATGGCTGCGGTAGGTACTGTAGCATTATATCCTAGTCCACCAACTCCTACCCTTGTAGTTCCTAAACTATATACATCTATGTCCGTTCCAGCTACTTTTACGTTCCATATTTCCTCTATTTCGTCCACTGTAAATGCTTTGGCATGAATTATACTTTTACATCTATCTATACCATCATTTAAGCAACTATCTGGAAATATTTCATAGGCTGGTACAACCAAACATTCAATATCACCTTCATATATAGGCTGCTTGTTTCCTTCTTCATCATCTATATACCCGATAAGTTGTCCACCCTGGCTATTCCACACATCTTTATAAAATGCACTTCCACATATCTCTGACCATGAATTAGCTTCACTAATTTTTTGTTCCATCTTCTGACTTTGATATGTGCTGTCCACTATAGCTTTGCATACCTTAGCGGTACTTATATCTTCATTATCCGAAGTCATTGGCCTTACCGTCATAGACGGCTTTAATCTGCCTAATTTGCTTAGCCTAGTTTCTACTATAGCTGCTATATGGTTATACACTTCTCTTTGCTGCCAAAAGTACAGCTTTTCCTGCTGGAATATCGTATTAGAAACTTCGTTTATATCGCAGTATTGGTTTCCTTGAATAAAGTTTTGAGTAAGCCTCCACCTAAGTTCATACGGCGTTCTTTCTTCCTGCCTCCTGTCGAATTCTTCTTTTACAAAGGATACAAGCTGTTCTTTGTATATGTAATCTTGAACGTCCCCAACAATAGGTTCTGAGTCTATTACATTTGGCTGCTTAGACTGCTTACTGTCGAAAAATCCATTTATAATAGTCTTAATATTCCCAAGTATTCCGGGCATAAGTTATTCACCCCCTTTGCTGTGCTCCATTTCTATCATCTTTTTCTTGATATGATTTTTAACCTTAGAAGGTTTAACACTCTCTTTAATTGTCTCTGTTTCTATACCTAATTTGTTGTATAATGTTTTAATTTCATCACAATGCAACTTTTGCAGGTACATAATATAAATTATAAGGAGAATGATAATTGCCATTAAAAATATATAAATAATCATTAGCTTTTATCCTCTATTAGCTTTACTAGATCGTCTTTAGAAGTCCCAAAAGGCACTGTAATACCTTTACTACTTGCAATTTCTTTTAATTCATTAAATTTCATTTCACTATAATCTTTGGTTGGTGTGTGTTTTTGGTCATCAAGATTAATTTCTTCACTTTCAAAGTGCTCGTTTAATTCTGGCCTATTTAAAATCATATCTAATGGAGCTGCATTAATGATGTTCTGGAGACATTCATCACACATAATTACTCTTTGGCCCATATTTTCTCCAGGTTTTCCTATTACCATAGTACCTATATTACTACAACCGTAAGTATCACAAATTGTATTATACTGATTCTTTGTTATCTCTATTTGCGCCATTATAAAGTCCCCTTTCTTATTCTTTTTAGTGATTTTACACGTCTTTCAAAATCCTTTTCCATCAATGTTTGTTCTTTTTTAGGCAGTTTAATTTTTGTAATCATCTGATCCCTTATTTTATGTGCTATAGCAAGAGACATAACACAATCATCATGTTCTCCTTCTGCTGCCTGTGCCTTACCATCTATCTTCTGAAATACTATTAATTCTGATAAGGTTTCAACATCATTTATAAGATGTGTTTCCTCTCTTACAACCTCTACTAAATCCCCTATAATAACAGGCCTTGTGGCTTTATTAGTATTAAATCCATATCTTTTTTCTAACTTACCACTTAATTGGTCCATAGTTTCTCGCATATATTGGTTTGGGTAATTAAGCCTTTCAAGTTCCTTTACTGGATGTAGGTCAAAATTCATTTCTACGCCTATTAAAGCATTGTTATAATACTTGCCTAGACAATATAACTGCTTTGCAAATATATCGGTATCTGCTCTTCCACGCCATTTAGCAACTTGTTTACCCGTAGTGTTATCTAAAACTTGGCCAACACAATAATCCTCACCACCTTCTGCAGTATCTGCTCCCAAAACATAAGGATAACCCTGCTTAGGATGTTCATAGATTATAAGTTCGCCATTTACATTCTCATTAATCTTAATACTGCTATCTACAATCATCTGGTTTACATATTTGTAAGATATGCTGTAACGTTTAGGGGGATTTACCTTGCATTCCTGGATCAAATAATCTCTTCTTTTAAGCACTTTTTCTACATCAAAGACAGGTATTCCACTCGATAAGAAAGCCTCTAAAGGTGTACATGGATATTCCTGATCTAACAGTTCTTTTAGGTCTTTTTGCTTGGCTGAATACCAGTATAATTGTTTCCAATCCAGCTTTTTATCTTGCAGTAACCATTTAAGCTTATGTTCAAACTTTGTAGAAGGATTTAAAACTCTATTCTTAAAGGTTTCCTCTGCCTCTTTAGTTTCAAAAGTTAGTCTATATTCGCTTGTCTTCCACCACTCGAAAAATAAGGGCTCCCAATTGTTTTCTTTCTGTTCACCTTCTGACCATAAAGTACGGTATTCATTAAATCCATTGGCCGTACTCTCTAGTATTTGAATACTATCTTTAGTTAGTGCCTGGCCTAAACCTCCCATAATAGACTGAATACTATCGAAAAAAGCAGCTTCAGAAGCATGGAAAAAATTTATGGTCTTTGAACGTCCTATCTGCTTATTTCCTGCTGTAGCTATCCTCCATTTGCTGTTAAGTTGAGAAAAGTGAAGCTCCTGTCTGGTATTATATTTCTCCTGTGGCTGCAATAACGGAGGCAATAAGGAGTAAGGGAATTTTGCCTTATCCTCGAATATAGTTGCAGTGTTGTCTGCTGAATCTGCTACTGTCATACCTGTAAAGTTCCGGTTGGTAATAGTCTTACTAAGCTGATACGCTGTTATGAATGTAGTAAAACCTTGCTGTCTCCCTTTAAGAACTAAGAATTTAAGATGATGTCTCTTACCCTGTTTATAATCTTCTATAGCTTCATTGAGCTTCTCACTTAGCTTCTGCTGTACATCATTTAGGAAAAACGGTACCGTCTGTAATTCCTTATTAACTACAGAAAAGCACATTTCAATTAAGCGTTCTGGATGGTCCTTAATTTCCTGCCTGATTCCTTCACATGACGGACTACATAACTTGTCTGCTACTGCCCAGGTATACTCTCTATCAAGTTCACTGTCTTTATTTGCCTCCCACAGCTCCTTACGCTTTTGGATTATTTCTTGGCAACTTAGCATGGCATCACCATCCTATAAAATAAAAAAAACACCCTTTTAAGGTGTCTATGAACTAGCCATTAATCCTGCTGCCTTTAGTTTTGCTAACAATGCGTTAAAATCTTCTACCAATCCTGTTACATCTACTGCAGCACTATTTGCTTGTGTTACTGCCACTCTCTTACCTATATTTTGTATCTCTGTACCTAGCTTTACGTCCCTACAAGTTGGAGACATTCCATTTAATTTATCTCTTTGTGCATCTGAAATTGCCATATAATTATCACTCCTTTATATATCTATTTATCAATTTACAAATTAAAAGAAATCTTCAAGCTTTTTAACGCCTATACTGCCAGAGTGCTCTATATCCTGCTTATCTTTCCATTCTTTAGGTTTTCTGTTTTTCAGCCAGAATATTTGAGCTGTAGTATCAGGAGTCGCAACTTTTTTAACCGTTTTTGTAACTACCATTTCATAAGTAGGAAAGCCGTGAATATCTGTAAGCACTTTACCTTTTTCATCTTTTCTTACCATTCTTTCTTTAGTAACTTCCTCATATTCATAGCCTAGCGCCCTTTTTAATAATGCATTTTCAACTTCAAAGTCAACTACTTCCTTTCCCTTTTTTAAGGCCTCAAAAAACTCAATATGCTGTTTCTTATATGTGTAGAATGTTTGGATACTTATACCCAAATTATGAGCTATTTGTTCATCGGTGAGTCCATCTCTGGCCCAGCCTTCAACTAATACCAGTTTATCTTTTACAGTATTCCATTTTGACTTTGCCATGAACTCACCACCTTCCTATTTCACTATATATAAAAAAGAAGCCCATTTAAAGGCTTCTTAGTTATCATTGTTTTGTATATTCATCCACTTCAAAGGATGATATTTTATCAAATACAACATATTCAGTTTTCTTACTGAAAGGTTGCAAATTATCTGTCTTATCAAACGCATAATATGGGCTTCCATTACTACCTGCAGACCTGTTATTATACCAACTAATAAAATCATTTACTTTACTCATGCTTACTGTATATGATTTTATATTACCATTAGTCATAGTTAAATTTAAAATAGCATTGCCAGTATTATCTGTTGGATTAGTTGGTGTTGTACCTTGTGGTGTTACAGTAACAACACATGAGGCACTCAGATTACTACCATCAGTTGTTGTTGCTGTTATTGTAGCTGTTCCTTCTTTCACTGCTGTAACTTTACCTGTTTGATCTACTGTTGCTATTGATTCGTCACTTGACTTCCAAGCTACATTTTTGTTTGTTGCATTGTCTGGAGTTATTGTTGCTGTTAAAGTATCTGTTTTTCCTACTTGTAAACTATCTGTAGTTTTATCCATCGTTATGCTCGTTGAAGATGATAATTTTTGCATCATTTCAAGTTCACCAATTGAAGGCCTATCGGTACTTCCTGCTCCTATATAGCTAATATTTATTCTATACATTTTATATGCAATATCATTGTTAAAAGTAAACTCTTTTTTTTCACATACTTTCCAATCTGATATACCTGTTCTATTATCCAACGTTGTCCATTTTTGACCATCATTACTACCTTCAAACGTCCAATTAATAGGTGATTGAGTAAATGCATAATTATTATTTCTTGAAGTAATGGTATATTTATTAATAATTGTTGGGCTAGTAAATTCATACCCTAAATATCCGCTACCTAGCGTGGCTGATGCCCAAATTGAGCACTCATCTTTATCTGATTTATCAAACGCTAAATACTCATAGTAACTAGATCCATCTTCATATCCATTAGAAAAACACCTTCCCTCTGGAACAGTGTTGCTTGTCATTTTAGGTATTAAATTACCCGTATATTGATCTGCAGCAAAAACATTATTACTAAGGCATCCTATCATAATGGCAAAAGCCATTACAAATACAATCCCTAATTGTTTATAAATTTTTTTCATATGTATGTCCCCCTATTAAAATAATTTTTAACAATTTGTAAACTCCTCTAAAAACTATTTTAAACCCTGAATCACAGTCATATCAACGAAAATCGTAATACAAATTCTCTTACAATAATACATATAATAGAATTTATGTAAATTATAGATAAATAAAATTTAATTTGTTTTAACATAAAAATATTTTATTTACACGTATTGTATCTATTAACTTATATTACTTCTGTCTTAAAGCACCTCTAACCCTCTTGTAACTCCTACTCCCCATCATTTTTTCAAACTCATTATGACTTATATCTCTTTCTTTTATAGAATATTTATTTATATTCCTACACCTAGGGCATTTTATCTCTATGCTTGCGTTACCCTCTGCTTCCATAAGTAACTTACCACAACTTTTGCACCTTATCTTACTCATTCAACTCAACTCCTTATAAATAAAAAAAGGAGCCGCACATAGAATTCTATTTCTACATACGGCTCTCTGGGGGCTCAATTATTATAATTACCTAATATTTATTACAACGTAAAATAGGCACCCTAAATGACGGATACCTATTTTACATTAGAATGCTTTAAAGGAAATCAATTAATATACTATCTTGTGATGGTTGCATTTAAATTTTACGTGCCCTGCAACCGCAGACACAGACAGGATATTATTTTACTTTTGTGCCCTAGATATGAATAAACTATTATCACTAAAGCAATTCTTTACGTTGTTTTAAGTATATAAAGGGTTTGTTACAATTTCATGTCATATAAGTAAATTAATTCTGAATATTTTAAACATTTTATAAACTTCATAAAAATAAGCACTAGTTTAAACCAGCACTTATTTTTCGTTTATACAATATAGTATATAAATTTTTGTCTACGGTTTCCCGTATTGGTGGCCAGCTAGATTTTAAGTGCTGCAATAGCCAGTAACACTTTTATTAAAAGATTTAACCTTATTCAAGCAGTTATCATGTAATCCCTACTGCTCATTAATACTATTATATAACACTTTATAAAAATTGTAACAAATGCTTAACAAACATATCACAAGCAGTTAACAAGCCCAAATTTCTATTTTAGATATTTAGTTTCTCTTTTAGTGCTTCCTGCAGTACCTGAGAAAAATTAATTTTGCTCTTTTCAGCCTGATACTTTAACCACTTAGGCATAGTTACAGTAGTATTAACTGTTTTATTATCCATTTTAGCGCGTATTAGTAACATATCAGCTTCTATAGGCACAACAAAACTCCCTGTTTTAGCTTCTATTTTTTCAGGCGGTGTTGATTCTGGAATTTCTTCATTTTCGTCTTCCATATTCCACAAAAATAATTCTAATGCATCCTTAGCCATTTTAAGAGCTTCATTTAAATCGTCACCTTCGGTTATACATCCTTTCAAATCTGGAAATGAAACAGTGTATCCGCCATCATCATATGATTCAAACAATGCAGGATACATATATTTGTCCATAAACACATCTCCTTCGTTCCAACATATTTTATATAATCTTAAAGTGGTGCAGGATACTTATTTAATCCCTGCATCCTTAAGTATTTTGTTCAATGTTCCAGGTCTTAAATCCTTATTGTGATAAGGTACTTGAATTTTGCCCTTTTTAGTTGGGTGAATAAAATGCTTATGCGAACCTTCTTGATTTTTTAATATCCATCCATCTTCTTCTAAGAGCTTAATTAATTCTCTGGGCTTCATCATCCATCCCCCTTACAGTTTTATTATAACAAGTGTCATAACACGTGTCAATAATTTTAGTAAAAAAGAGCACAGACTTTTTCTATACTCTAATGCCCCCAACCCAATCTTCCCAATTTGCTATATTCTCAATTAACTTCTTTTTCCTTTCTGTAGCTGCCTGCTGGCTTATACCAAACTTAATTCCTAGCTGCCAATCCTTTTTTCCATACTTGTATTTTTCTTTTAAAAACTCCTGATCTTCAACTCTTAAGTCTTTTATATTAGCTTCAATAAATGTATTATCTGATTCAATATTTCTAAGAGTTTCTTCTATATCAACCACCTGTTCTTTTTTCCAAGATTGCTCCTTTAACAACTTATCCGTTATACGCAGTAAGGTCCTCTCAGCATAACTTTCACCAGTAGAACTTGTTTGAACCCTTTCATCATAACCAATAGCTCTTGATTCTTCAGGGAGGTTTACATCAACATTTCTTAACTTGTACTCTATTTCAGATATTTGCTTTTCCAAAATCTCTAACCTTTTATTTAAAACACTCAATCTTTTATCCTTGTTGAAATAATTAAAAAGTCTCTGTTCCATATCTTTAAATGTTTTATTGTGCATTAAATATATTCCTCCCTTTAGAATTTTATTTATTCTCTATTCCTAGCTTTAAATACACGTACACCCACAGCTATTATTCCTACAAATGCCGCCATGGATGCAATGTATAAACCTGCAAATTCCATTAATACTTTCACAGCACCACTCCTTAACCTCTTAACCTATTTATTGTATAAATAATCCATTTATGTCTATAATATTAGATACTTTAATATTAGTTCCTCTCTAATTATTTTTTTGCCAGGGAATTATCTCCCTGGTTTTTAATTTTTCTTTAATTCTTTTCTCAATATCAACTTTCTCAACCTGCAACTTAGCTACTTTCTTAAAATCTCTTTCTATTTCCGCATCCTGAATATCTCTATTTAACTGTACTAATTTTTGTCTGTAAAACTCAGTTAGTATCATATTTGAACCTCCCTTTGATACATAAAAATACCGTATTACTTATTTAGCGTATTATCTATATATATAGATAATTTAATTTTCATCTTCTTTTGGTGCCCAGTTAGTATATACATAAATAGTATCTTCACCATCTGGAGCTAATACATACTTACCACAATTAGTACATGGATAATCTCTTTTGTACGGTGTATATTTGCATCCATGGCATGTATAGTGTCCTCCATAGCATGTACATTTCAAATTTTCTCACCCTCTTTTGCATTACGACTTAACTCCATTCAACTGTGCCTCCATTTTCTGCACAATCTTTAAAAATATTTTTTAAATCTGAAAACATTGCACAATCTGGTCTTCCTGCATATCCGTAACAGATATTATCATCATAGTCCTTTATTCTCTCATAAATTTGCTTTGCTTGTTCTTGGTCAATAGCACCTTCGCAATCAGATTGATAGCAAAAATTTGCAATTTCAACAGTTATTATATTTGCTTTAACTAATTCATTTGTTTTTGCATCATATTCTTTAAAAAATGATTCTCTCGCAGCTCCTTGAAGAAACATTGTATTGTTTAACTTTGCATAGTGTCTTCCAAATTCTGAATTAGAAAGACTTGCCACTTTACTTCTAAAATTATTAAAACCTCCAAATCCCATATCTGCATTAAAATTTTTAGATTCTATTGTTACACCCATTCTCTATTCCTCCTCCATATCTTCTTCAAGCTCAATTTCACACTCTGCACAAAGTCCATCATATAAATCACTTTCTTTTTCTAATGAGCCACATCTTCTGCAGCGTTCCATTGATTCATACTCAAAATCATCATTGCTATATTCTTCTGCTAGTTCTGCCTGTTCTTTTTTTAAATCATTCCATATATCTTCCCTAAGTCCTTTATTCTCAGTAACAATTGCACAAGAACAAGCGTGTTCACAGCATTCATTCCAGTAACCACATCCATGCTCTGATTCTATTTCATTAAATCTTTCTTGACTTATCATTTTTCACCTTCTCCAACTCTATAACCCATACCCAAGGATTAGCATCCCAACACTTAGGCCATTTATAACCACAACTATTCCATAAATATTTAAAAGCTTCTTTTGCAGTAGTAGGCATTTGTTGCCACCAAGTACCTGCTTTTTTATGCTTATTGCAATACTCCATCCACCAATCATCAGAAACAGCATATTTATAAACTTTTTCATCTTTTGTATAGCTCTTTATTCCTTCTGCTTTTGCTTCATCTTCTGTAATATCCTGTAACCTTTGTGCTTTCACGTCCGTAACTTTTAAAAATAATCGAGCTACTTTCTTTGGCATATGAATTGAAGGTCTCCATTTTGGCTCTGGAACGCAGTCACCAACTTTAGATTTATCATAATCAGCTTCATAAGCATTTCTATTTTCAAAACTATTGTCAAAATAATCTGGGCAAAATGTTTCTCTTACATAAAGAATATCTCCGACTTTATAAGGTGCATAGGCTATTATGTCTTTGTCATGTGCTATATCTTCTATTGGACCATCAAACCAAAAATCTTCACTCTCATTACCATATCTATCAACATTCGTAAGTGTATATCTTTTATATTTTTTGCCATTTTTTAAAGTTGCTTCACAATCTTTAATTGAAAGATTTTTCATAATTCTTCTAGTGCTTGTCTTTCTGCCTTGTAAAATTGCTTGGACCATTTGAGTATTAAACAATACAGGTCTTTCCGTTGTCAAATTCATGTGTTTTTCTCCTTTCCATTGCTTCAAGATTTTTGTTCCCTAATTTATAAAGATTTCATATAACTTATAGCAACTGCATAAGCATCTCCAAGAGCAGCTTCTTCTGGTATGCGTCTGCTATATTTTTCATAAAACGCTCTATCTATAAAATACATATTAGTAAAAAATTCATCCCAGTTTCCACAAAGCATTTTTCCGACTAGGCCGTTTTCACCACAAAACTCATTTTTATATATATCAGTATATTTTGTGTCTAAAACATACCATATCTTGTGTAACATACGCCTTTGGTAATAAGTGATGTATATTTTTTGTATAAGCATACTAAGTTCTAAATTATTTTTCATGATAACTCTTAGATCTGCTTTCATTTCTTTCCGGCATTTTCTATACTTTTTTCTAAAATGTCTTCGCATATCTTCACCTCCTGGAGGCATAATTTATTTGTTTTACGAACGTAAAAACGCCGTAAAATTTTTTAAATAATACAGCGTTTCAATAAATTATTAACTTTTTAATTGTTACATGAAATAAGAAAATTGTGACATAAGCAAAAGCAATCAATAAAAATTACATCTCATTTTTTAATTCAATTGTTTGTATCTTTCCATCAAGATTTATGGTAACTTTTATTACTTCGTCTTTATCCTCTGTTATTCCATCTGTACTACTTGTCATAGTATACGTTTTTTTCTTTGGAGAGTTTTGACCTATACTTCCACCTCCAGTACTACTTTTATACGATATTTCCAGATGCTTTACTGAAGATAACTCGGATATATTTTTCTTATAGGTTACTGTTAATATGCCATTAGAATTACCTTCATAATGTAGCTTGTCATCTCTCTTAGTAAATATGCCTGTGGAATTCACCTTATATTGGGCAGTCCAAAATTGATTTTCTCCCTTATAAATGTAGTTGTGTTTAATTACGTCTTTATTTGAACAACCTGTAACCACAAACAACATTATAGTAATTAAAATTATGGCTATTTTTCTCACACTATAACCCCCGCTCTTTTTTATAATTAATGAACAGTATAAGAATAGTATAAATTAAATCAGATAAATATGAAGTCATTTAAAGTGCTTATTTATATATACTGCTATTATCACAAATATAACAGAAATTGAACTCATTATAAATGAGAATGTAGGAATGTATGTTTTAAAGAATGTTGTAAATCCGTAAAAAGGTGCAAAGTATATAATGTAAAATGGGACAAGAATAAAACTTGAAACTTTTATAGATAGAATAGATACAATCATTGATATTATCCAATATGTCAACATAAATTTAGAAAACATTATATCTTTCTTTATATAAGTGTATGCACTTAAGATAATCCATATCAATAGAAAAAAAACTGATACAGTTAGATTCGTTGGTGTTGAAAAATTTCCCATAAAGAAGTTTGCAAAATTAAGTATAATTGCAATTATATTTGTCATGATAACTGTAAGAATAATGATTTTGTTCTTCATAATATCTTTATCCCCCTAATAAACAAATTATTTCGTCCTTATTTACTATTTTGTATTAACTGACATTAATTATATGATACACCGCAATATTCAATTTTCAAAGAACAATTTTATTTCATTCAATTCGCAAAAATTTCATTTTGCGCATTAATTCAAACGTATTTCACCATTTACTTTCGTAATTTACTCTCCTTCTGCCCTTCTATGGTCAAACATACTAATCTGCTTATCTGCTTTTTTAAGCATCTTAAAATCATCCTCGTTAAACCCATCAAGTATATTAGGTATTGGACTCATTGTGGTCTCCCATCCATACCCTAATGTTCCGATTACTTCTTTCCACCCTACTACATCCGGAGTATTAAGTTTATTTCCATCTATCTGTCTTAAGCAACTGTAAATCAAAGCAATTACCTGCTCTTCAGAAATTCTTTCCATCCAAAACTCTCTGCTCTCGATTATAAATTCATAACCTGTAATCAGGGTTAACTGTTTTGGTGCTTTCCGGATCCACATTACTTCATCACTTCGTTTTACTTCATCACCAACATAATCTGTATCCTCAACAAATAAGATTTTATTTACATTCACATTTGTAAACTCAGGAACCTTTTCTTTAAATTTGTCTTTTATCTTCTGAGCTAAAGGGGTATAAAATTCATTCTTTATCCAACGCTTAAGATCATACTTACCATTATTCAATTTTCTTATCTTTTGTATTTGGCCGTTTCCAGTAGCTTGAACATACTGCAGATTATATCCGATACAATCTATTTCCTTTACTGGTGCATTGGTCTTATCATCAATAATTTTTATTCTAGGCATTTTTCTTAATCTCCCTTCTCTTTTTCTTGAGTTCCTTAAAATCAATCCATCCACTTTCACTATATTTCAAACTTCTTGAAATCCACCTAAAATCCATATCAGGATGAAGATGTTTAAGCATCTTGAATTTAAGCTCCCCCTGTGGTGTACTGTCTCCTTTAACATCAACATATATCTCAGTACCATCTATGTTATATATTAAAAAATCTAATGTATATGTTGCCGGCCTTTCTTTTTCACCCTTATATATAAAAGCTGGTATCAAAGTAAACTTAGGCTGCAACTCAAAATTCTCTATTACCCCTTTTGCCTTAAGTTTTTTCAAATATTCATAATATCTGGCTTCATCTTTTGAATCAAATCTTATCCCATCTACAGTTATTTTTTTGGCATTATATTTACTTTTCATGATTTTCACCTACTTTGCTAGTATTCTAAAACTCACATACACTATGCTTTAATTAATTTAATTTCAAAGAATATATTTATACTGCTTGTATACTTATCTTTAAAATTTGCCATGTTTCTGGCTGAAATTTATAACTTCCATCATATTAGCTAATCTATCAATTTTCTTTTTTATCCATTCTTTTACTTTCTTATTGTCATAAATATGTGTAAGCTGCTCTATCATTATGAGAACGTCAGCAATCTCTTCCTCCACATTATGCTTTTCACCCCTCACGTCTTTGCTTAAAGCCTGAATTAATTCAGCACATTCTTCTTGAGCTAACTGCTTTCTGGATTCTTCTCCATAGCACCGTACTGCTTGTATACATACTTCCTTAAATCTATCATCTTGATTTTTTCCCGACATACGTATTTGATCTCCAATTAAATCATTTACATATACTCCAAGAGCTTCGGCTAGTTTATTTAAGGTTTCAAGGTTTGGTTCTCGTCTATTATTTTCATAATTCTGAATCGTTACAGACGTGACTCCAACTTTACTTGCTAGATTTTTTTGTGTAAGACCAATCTTATTTCTATACATTTTAATATTTTCGCCTACATTCACCTTCTATACCTCCAAAACTTGTACATCTCCTATACAGAAATCAATATATTTAAAACTCTCTCTATGATTCTTACTTTGTACTACCACAAGCCACTCTGTTTTATAAGCAACAGTACCTTTCACGGTCCTGTATTTGTTACAGCTGACATTCGTATACGTCCCATACACGTATCTTACTTTTAACTTTATCTTCTGGCCTATTTTGAATAAGTTGGCCATTTTCTTAACAGCTTCGATAGGACAATACTGGCTTCTTACCTCTGCTGAAGATTTACGAGATTTCACCAAATCCATTTCAGATCCAATCATGTTTACAAGGGTTGGGCTGCAGCCTAACTTAGCTGCAATATCTTTCTGTCTCATGGTACCCCAATTAGCTTTTACAAAATCATTTCTTGCTTTTGTCCTTTCAAACAGCACCGACATTACTATCACCCCCATTACATTATTTTGAATAAATTTAACTATTTAATATTTCTTTTAATATTTCAGTCTTTTTCAATCCTTTTTCTATCCGTATGCTTGGACTTGTATTCTCAACAGGAGAACACATCTCATGAATTAATCTGTCTGCAGTCCTCCCCTTACCCAGGTCACAATCCTTGTCATATCTTTTTTTTAGCTGATTCATTGATAAATTTGATGTAACTATAAGGGGCTTTTTATTTCTGTATCTTGAATCCAGTATTTGATACATGGTAGCTCTGGACCAGTCTGTATTATTTTCTACGCCCATATCATCAATGATTACTAAATCCGCATTCTCCAAGCAATTTAATATGCTCTGAACTCCTTCATCACCATATTTACCAAAACTGCTCTTAATCCTTTCAATCAGTCCAATAGCAGATACACACACCACCGGTATAAAATTTTTAATAAGGGCATTGGCAATACAACCGGATAAGAATGTTTTTCCGTTACCTGGATTGCCGTAAATTAACAATCCTAAGTTTTCCTTCAAGACCTTTTCTTTAAAAGACTTCACGTATTTCACTCCTAGTTCATACATTCTTTCATTTCCTAGAGCACGATCCCAATTCTGGAACGTAAAACTTTTAAATTCTTTCGTCATTAAGCTATTATTAAACATCCGTTCAAGCCTGATCTGCTTCTCTTTAGCTTCAGATATTTTTTTACTTTCTTCAAGTTCCTTTCTTTTACATTTGCACATTCTTGGCACCACATAGCTTCTCTCAAGCATCCTAACTATTTTTCCTGTAGATTCTCCGCAAATAGGGCAATTTTCTAGTTTAGATCTAGAAGTGTAGGCCAATTCCGGACTCATCAATTTCTTTTTCTGTAAACTTACTTGCATCTTTTATCTCCTTTCTGTGTTCTTTGCCCTTTATCCTGGCATCTAGTTTTTTTATTATAGGCACACAATATTTAAAGCTATTGATTTTATCAGAGTCGGTATCTGGTTTAAAATCATTAAACGCTTTATCTATGCCTCTCAAGATTACTGTGAGGGTCGGTACCTCATTACAAACCTTTTGAGCAGCTTCTACTTCACGTGCCTTTAATTGCAAATCTGACTTTCCTGATTTTTTACAGAAATATTCCAGTGCTGTCACCCATGACTCTTTTTCTTTATTAACGATAATAATATTATCTATGTCTTTGTCTATTAATGTGGCACGACCTCCGGAAGTACCTCCGGCACAACCTGCGGAAGTACCTGCGGAACTCATTTCCGTGGAAATCTTTTCCTCGGAATCTATTTCCGTAGGTCTTTCCGGGGAATCAGTAACATCCGAGGACGGTACCCGTTTTGCTACTGAATTTTTATTAAAATAATTTATACCTGTTTCAAAAGATATAAGAGTGTATATAGGAGCTTTCCCTCCAACCCTGCTTTTAAAATCAATTCTTCCTTTTTGCTTTAGTTCATTTCTTGCATTTCTTACTCCTCTACCTGATAAGCCTGTTTTAATACTTAACACCGATTCAGCTACCGTAAATGTTTCTACCCATGCAGCCTTGTTGTTTATGTGCATCAATGCGTACCATAAAGCAACTGCTGATGTCGATAGGTCATTTAGTTCGAGCCAATCATAGAAAGCATTAATTTCACTTATATATCTCATGCCAGCACCTCTCTGGTGTGTTAAAGTAAACTGCTAGATCGGTACTAACATGCCTACTTTAAAACTTTAAATTCTAAAACAATTCTATTTCTAACCCTCTATCTGCTCCATATACTGGCTTTCCAGTTAGCTTTTCAATTTCTTCTCTAAATTGATCCTCATTGCTGTTGTCATTGCTTAAATGCAATAAAACTATTTCTTTAGTTTTACTTAAATCTGTAACCTTTAAAAATTCTTTGACATTATCAAAACTGAAATGTGATTTTAACAACCTATTGGCCAACACAGGATGTACCAATCCAGCTTCAATATTTCTGTTTAAAATGTCCATGCTATAGTTACATTCGATCATAATGTGATTAAGTCCCGAAAATTTATATCTGCAGTAATAACTATCTGTTATAAATAGAAGTCTGCCAATTTCATTGTGGTATATTAAAAATCCTAAAGAATCTGCCGCATCATGTTGAGTCTTTATAGGTAATATTGTAAATTGACCTATATTAAATTGTTCCTCGGCTCTAATTATTTTTGCTCTATAGCTTTTAATATTTATTGCTTTCAATGTTCCCTCACTTGTATAAACATCTATTGCATTGTTTAATACATCATTTATTGCTTTACTGTGGTCTTTATGTTCGTGACTAATCAAACACCCCACAACATTTTTTAAATCAAAATTTAAGCCTTTTAAAATAGTCTTGTAAGATAATCCACACTCAATAATCAAAGTTTCATCTTTATTTTGGAGTAAATAGCAGTTACCACTGCTACCACTCCCTAACACTTTAAGTTTCATCAAAACCCTGGTCCTTCCACTCCAGTCTTCTGTAAGCTATCTTTATTACTGTCTTCATCTGACTGTACATCTTTAGGATTAACATCAATTATGTTTTTAGATTTATCTTTACTGTTCTGATCCTGATTTTCAGGTACCTCAACATCTATTTTCTTTTTATTAGCGTTGTCTTTTATTTCTTCTTTGACCTCATATTCAACATTACCTACCATATCTTTTTCATCATAAGTTTTATCCGTATTATTAAAAGCTTCCATCAAAAGGTCGCTATCATCTGAAGTATTTGCATACATCTTACAAGCCCTGTTTATTACTGTTTTCTTCGCCATTTCATCTGTAAAATTATTATGCGCTTTTGACTTTCCTGTCTTGTAGGCAATACCCTGCCCCCATGCCTTTTGTATCTGATTAATGTTCATTACCTCAGTATGAATAGGACCATTCTCTCCAATTACTACTGCAAACGCACCTTTGATTTTATCAATATCTATATTTTCAAACTTGGGATTAAATTTGCTAATGTTTAGCGTTGCTGTATCCAAATCATATGTTTCTTCAAATTCATCACCTTCATATATACAGTAAGCTTTTATATCCTTTACTCCTTCTAATCTTTTAGTTACTGCTACAGTCCCCATATAGCTTCTCATAAGCTGTAGCTGTTTTCCGTATACTACAAAATAACATTGCTTCTTAGCAGGTGTTAACCCTTGTAAACACATATCATATAATGAACCTATAATTGAGTTCTTAGTACATACTTCAAGCGCAGGTTTATCATTCTTATCTTTGACTTCTTGGAGCTGCAGCCATGCACTATTAAGTGCATTAGCTACAGAATAATTTTTTGGAAAAACTATATCATTATTTTTCCTTAATTCATTAATTTTCGTTGTTACTTGGTTTAAAGCTTCTTCCTTAGCCAAAGTTAAAGCTGTATTTTCACTTGACATTTCGTATCACCCTTTCTTTGAATTTATTAACCTGCTAATTCTGTCTGTTCTACTTCCGAACTATTCTCAACTCTTAATTTCTTATCCATACTACTTACAACCAAATTAATTATTTGGCTTTCTGTATCTATAAGCCTTGTGGTGCTTTCCCTGTTATCTATAAATATAGGAGCTTTAATTTCGTAATGACTTGATAGTGTATTTATAATATCTATTCCAGCATTAATTCTGGCACCTGAGTTCAAGTTTGTTGAGAACGGAACCCCATCTATAAGAGGCTCACAATCCTCTTCAATTCCTCCGTTAACTTGGGCTTTAAAGAACCTAAACTTAACATATTTAAACTTAGAATTTATACTGGATTCCATAAGTTTAACTTTAGTTTTTATAAATTCATCACACATAAAATCTTGCTTTTCAAGGTCTGCAATTTGTTGTGCTAGAGTCTTTTCCTTATCCTGAAGTTCTTTAATCCTTGATTTAGTATTAACATTAATTTCTTTGTAACCTAAGTCATAATTAACATTTTCTAGTTCAATGCCTAAAAGTGCTTTTCTTTTCTTAAGCTCTTCAATTTTTGAATTTCCTTCTATTGGCTTAGATAACTCATTTTCAAGTATTTCTATCTGATTTAATGTATTCTGATATTCTTTATTACTATTAAGATCAACAGCTGCCTTAAAATTATCAAATTTGCTTTGCAATTCATCCTTTTTATTATTAAAATCATCTAATTTTTTAAGTAATCCCCCTAATTCAATTTCATTCTCAGATATCTTTTTCTCATACTTTTCAATTTCATCTGCCTTACTACTACCCTTTCTAGTTATCTCTTTAAGAATTTTTGATTTGTTTTGCTTAAAGTTTTCTTCTAATTCCTGTTTGTGCTTTTCAACATCTTCTTCATCAAAAGGCCTTTTACACAAAGGACATATACGAGCGTCTTCCGGAAGTTCGAATGGTTTATTGTTTTCCTCATACCACTCTTTCCTTAAATTTTTAACATCATTTTCAATGGTTTCTATTAAATTAAGGTTATTATTTTTTTCAGATTCAATTGATTTGACATGAAATTTAATATCAGCTATTTCACCAGTAATACTGTATAATTCCTCTGCTATTTTGTCTTTACCACTTCCAGCTTTCCGAAGTTCATCTCTTTCAATATCCTTGAGTTTGGATTTAAGTCCATATAACTTATCTTTTTCTTTAAACAATTCGTCATTTATTTTAGATTTATCTATAAGCTGCTCTTCTATATTGTTTATCTTTGAAACTATTTCTTGTTTCTTAACCTCTAATTGTTGAAAATTAATATCATCCTTTACAGCCATGTTTAATTCATCAATTCTAGGCTGGATCGATTCTCTATCTTTAATCAATTTTTTTCTTGACGCGTTTATACTTTTTTTAAGTTCTTCTATACTCTTGTTTCCTAACAAATCTTTTAGAGGTTCCAAATCCTTTTTAAAATCAATAACATTTTCATCCGTAAGTTCACCTATAATATCCATAAGTATTTTCTTTCTGTCCTGCCATTTCATGTTGGTTGAAAAATATGAAGGATTAGTTACTAATTTGAATATATCTTCTGGAATAATACTGTTTATTTTTTCCTTATATTCACCCTGTTTCTTAGGTACATCATCAATGTAATAAGTAGTAGTTACACCTTTAAGCTCTGACTCAGGCTTACCTTTAGGCTTAACCCATTTTTCTTTTAAAACCTTTCTCAAAACTATTTTAACTCCATCTATTTCAAGTGATCCAATAACTTCTGTATCAATTCTGTGGATTATATTATTGCTCTTATCAAGTGGCTGCACGTCAAATTTACTTATATTCTGACTATCCTTATCAAACAACAGCCATGCAAATGCATCAAACACAGTAGTTTTACCTGTACCGTTATCTCCGTATATATTTGTTGTATTCTCAAAATCTATATCTAGCTCTTTAATTCCTTTAAAATTCTTAAGATACAATCCTTTTAAAACAATTCTATTTGACATCTGTAAACCTCCAATTTGATTTTTTCCCCATTCTCATATAGAATAGGAATAGATTTATAAATTTCTTTTGGTCCTTTGGCAGAGGGCCTTTTTTATTTGTAAAAATACTTTTCTTTCACTTATGTTCATTTAATACCTCCTTCCCTCAAACTTAAATTTTTTAAGTATTCCATAAGTCCTGGCATTGTTCCAACAAAATCAAGTGCAATATGTTTCTTAGGTACATCATCAGTACTAGTTTCTTGTGGCATTTCAACATACTCTTTAAACTTCAACAAATCATTTAAAACTTCTCTGTATATGTTTCTTTTTTCTGGATCTAAAGCCTTATTAGCCTTAGTTACGTACTGGTCTATCAAGCATTGTAAATATCCATTCATTTACTTATCCTCCTCCTTTCCATCCTTCATTTCTTTAACTATTAGCTTGTCAAGTTCCTGGCTAACTTCTAAAGTCCTTTTATCAAGGCGACCATATAAATCTATATATTTATTTAACTTTTCTTTAAGCACGTCCATCTCCATATCACACCTCCGCTTTCTGTTTTGCTTTTTTGATTCTGCTGTATACAGTGTGTATTTTAATATCAAATTTTTCTGCTAATTCTCTTGGCTTCCATCCCTGCTTATTTAGTTTCAACATTTCCTGTACTTCAAGCTTGGTCCCACGTCTTCTAGGTTCATCTACTGGTGATTGAGTAGTTTTTTTATAAAATAAACTCTTTATGGTATTTGCCTTTACCCCATAATAGCTACCTATCTCCTCATTACTAATACCTTCCTGCTTAAATTTCATCACATCCTGTATATCCTCAGGTGTCCAGCTAAATACAGGAGGTCTTTTAAAATTAGTTCCATGTTCTAAATATCTATCTAAGTATTTGAAAGCCACTTCCTGAGGGCATTTTTCCTTAGCAGCTATTAAAAGTACCAACAAATTTTCAAATACCATGATTTTTCCTCCTTCCAATCTCTTTTTGTATTGATTCAAACTTACTTTTAACCTTTGCACCTTTCCTTTGCTCCAAAGTTACTAATAAAATATGATTTTTAATCAAAAGCTCTATCTGAATCCTCCTTTGATTTATTTGGTATTATCTTCTAAAGGTTCTTACATTATTTTGTAGAATTATCACCTAGAAAGTGAGGTGATAAATTATGGCTAGTAGTAAAATTGTGTCTTATGATTTATGTGCTCCTGGTAAAGACTACAAAGATTTAATAGATTTTATAAAATCCTACTCTGTTTGGGCTAGAGTTACAGAATCTACTTGGATCATAGGTACTGACGAAACATGCGTTTCATTAAGAGATAAATTAAAACAGTACACGGATTCAAATGATAGACTATTTGTTGCTGCTTTAACAGAAGAAGCTGCATGGTATAACGTAAAATGCGATACTGATTATTTAAGAAATAATCTTTAAGGATATGTCCTTTCTCCATTAAATAAATGTTTTAAGTCATCTTTGCTTTTAGGACATTTACTTGGGGTTAAGTCATCACAAATTCCATTACTGTCTTCTGAAATAAACTTCTTTGGCTGTGCTCGAACTTGTCCTTCAAGTGCAGCTACTCTTTTTTCAAGTGATACAACTCTTTCTTCTAAACTCTTAGCCATTTATATAGCCTCCTCTTCCAAACTTTTAAATTTATTCTTTCTCATTCTCTTTTACAGGTATTAATTGCTGTTCTTTTGAAATCTGTAAATTACTCAATTCTCCTCCGTTCTTAAAATTGGTTCATGCCACTTACACTTGCCTAACTCTTCTATAATGAAATCAAGTTGATCCATATTTATTTTTTTCTTATTCACATCATCCTCAATCATCAATCCGAGGCCTTTAGTAAAGCGTCTTTGAACTTCCAACATATCTTTCATAGCCTGGGGCCAACTAACTGTTCCTGTTATTTCACGTGCCACTTCCTACTGTCTCCTTTCTATCTAAAATTTTTCTGAATCCAAAGTTTTAGTTCTCGAGATCCGATTGCAATTTTATCTAGTGCTTTAACAACATGTTCTAATTTTGGTTTTTCATCTTCTGTAATAATTCCGCCTTCCGTAATATCTAACAATTCCTTTTTGACACCATTAATATTTTCTAGTGAAGATATAATTTGAATTGTAATTCTATCTATTTCTAAAACCTCAATGTGTGAAACACTATGTTTACCTATAGGACATTGTTCACAACAAAAATAATTTTCTAATTCAGGAGCATTATAAACATCAGCCATCATCAAAATTTCTTCTGGATATGCACAAATACTGTCAAGCTCTATTCGTGCTAGCCTTGTCCTATCAATCCCAATTATTTCTGCAGCTCCTTCCCTGCTGTTTAATTTGTCATTAGTATTAGCAGCTTCAATTCGTGCTTTATAATATACATTTCCTGCTGCCTTCGTAGCTTTTCTTGGCATTCATTTCACTTCCTTTTGTTGTTAAAATTAATATATTAAAGGATTTTTATATATTTTGTAGAATTTTATCATCACTAAAAGGTGGTGATAAGCTATGATTAATTTACAAGACATTTCTCTTTTAAAAGATGTTATAGTTGACCCTTGTACACCCAAAATAGGTGAATTGTACACCATTGAAGAAGTAAATAAATTACTTTCAAAAGGATGGGTTTTACTTAAAATTGGTGCTGTAACACATATTTGTGAAGAGGGCGTTGATAAAAGCAATACTTCAACTGCTATTTATGATCGTTATTCAATGATACTTGGTTTCCCTCGTCATGGTATTGACTCTATTGCTGACAAGTATCGTAATGAATTCTCCCAAGAACAAAAATAATTGTGTCCTGATTGGATATTATCCTTAGTAGTATCCAATCTCTTTCTATAAGAGAATTAACTAAGTGAATATCTTTAACTTCTTTAATCTCTTTAACATTTGAAAGTAAATTTAAATTGTCCATTAGCTTGCTATCTCCTTTTGTTTTCTTTGCTTGTTTTGCTCATTGTGAAAGTTATTGTTAAAAAAAATTTCATCTATTGAAACATTAAATATTTTTTCTAATTGTTTTGCTCTCAATAAAGAAATACCTCTATTGCCATTTTCTATCATATTATAGGCGCTTACTGATATTCCTAACTGTTTAGCTGTTTCTTCTTGAGTTAAGTTATTTTTTTGCCTATAAAATTTCATTTTATTGTTCATTCTAATCACCTCCTCTATTTCACAATAAGCAAAATCTTTATTTATATTATATATTCACAATTTGCAAAAGTCAATATCATTTTCTCAAATTGTGAAAAAGTATGTTTTATAAAAATCTATTTGGTATAATAAGCTTAAGTTCACTAATTGTGAAAGGAAGTTAACAAAATGAAAAACTATACATTAGGTAATAGAATACGAAATCTGCGTGAAGAAAAATCAATAAGTCAATTAGAATTATCTAAGATACTTAATATAGGCAACACTACATTATCTCAATATGAATCAGATAAAAGAATTCCTAGTGATACTGTTAAGAAAAAAATGGCTGAATATTTTGGCGTTTCTCTTGATTATTTAATGGGACTTACTGATACCAAAGAACCTAAAATTAATATTCCACAAGAATACTCAGATAAATATAAAGTCACTTCACACGATAAAAAACAATATCTAGAACATATGAAAAAAGCTAATGAGGCTTTCTTTATGGATGATGAATTTGATGAAGAAGATAAAAAGGAAATACTTGATACCATGAATGAAATTTTTTGGAAGGCCAAAGCAATGAATAAAAGGAAATCCCCAAAAGATAAGTAGGTGATCCAGTGATAAATATTCATGCAAGAGTTAAACATTTAATACAAAAGCATGGTACAAGAAACCCTGAAATACTTGCTAAAGAATTAAACATTTCAATTATAAAAAGGCCTTTTAAAAAAACTATGGGATTTTTTAAAAAAGAGCTTGGTAATAAATTCATTGTAATAAATTCAAATTTAACTGAATTAGTTCAAAGATTGGTATTGGCACATGAACTAGGACATGCTTTACTCCACTCTACAAATCAGACTTCATATATCCACGAATATACTCTTTTCCCTAGAGGCAAAGTTGAAATAGAAGCCAATAAATTTGCAGCTGAATTGCTGATAGACGAAAAGGATATTGACAAGTGTTATCTAAAGAATATATGTATAAATCAATTAGCTAATTATTATGGCGTTCCTGAACAACTGATTAAATATAAATTTAATAAATAGAATTAATTGATTTATTGAGAAAGGAATTTATTTATGGAACAGAATAAAAAGACAAATAAAAAAGGTTATGATTATTTAGCTATTGGAATAAGTTTGGGTATTTCATTTGGAGTATTATTCAATAATCTTGCTTTAGGAATATCAATTGGCGCTGCTTTAGGAATAGCTTTAAGTAACAATAAAACAAAGTAGTATTACATAACGTACATATATAGGACATGGATGTTTATGTTTTGTGACATACATGTTATATAATGGATAGAAATTGTAAATGGAGCTATATTGGGGTTCTTTCTGAGTTTTGGATACATCAATCACTTAAAAAGAATGGCTATTCGGATGCGAATAGCCATTCTTTTTAGATTAAGTCAACAAGATTAAACGATGGCCTTTTAGAGAGAAATGCCAAAAAACATTTTTTTGCCAGATTGACTAATCCAGATTTTCCGTATACAATACGTTTGATAAGTTTGAATTTGTTGTTGTTTCCTTCAACAAATCCTGAACTTACTTTTAGAGATATTGCATTCTTGATCGGGGCAATATCTCTTTCTATACCATTGCAAAAAGAAGCTATTGATGAATCTCTGTATTTTTCAATAAGTTCATTAATATATTTTCCTATAGTCTCATCTTTTTTTGTTTTTGGATTCTTTGTAAGCAGATATTTTAACAGACTATTTCTTTTTATAATAATGACATCATCAGGATAACTCCATTCTATAAGGCACTTGGGGTTCATTGGAGTTCTATCTGGAAAGTTGTTTTTTTCAATGCAATAGATATAGTTCCATAATGATTTTTGATTTCCACTATATCCATGTTTCAAAATATAAAAATAAATCAGGTCATCATTGATTCCGTCACGCTGCATCTTGAAGATGATATTGATATATTCATCCATTATCGTTGTTCTTTTCTTATAATTAGCTGGATTGTTAAGTTTTTGGATTTCCTCCTCAGTCAT